AGAAGGAACATTTCGCAGACACCTGCGTTTCTTGATTGTTAATAATCCTCTTCTGCTTGGACACCGCCATGTCAGAGAACGATTACACAATCAAAACTCTCGAAGCTTCCAGCCGGTTCAGGCAAGCAGTCAAGCTACATGCCCAGCCGCTGGTGCTCGATTTTCGATTGACACCGGATGAACAAGATTACCTTAGCAGGATCTACTATCCGTTGCCGATCGTCATGGGACTCGATGAGCCCACCGACCACCCGGTCGCAGCTGCGCACCAGAGGTACGCAGAACGAGAACTCCTTAGGAGAGCGAAAGCTCGGAGTAGAGTTCTCCACATTGGTCCCTCCGTGCAAAACATCTGCACGCTCTTGGGTAAGGACCAGCATGCTTGCATGTTACTGACGCCCAGAGACCAAACCCGACTCAACGTCGCTTCTCAATCAAAGAGAGTTCGCGGGCTGGCCAATCGCGACGTTGTTCAAGACATCACCATGGCTGCAACCGGTTTCAACACGAAAACCATCTGCATAAATGGTGTGGAAAACTGTGATTTCCAAGCACCGTTTGCTGTGTCTAATCAATCGCTCTACGACATAACGCCACAAGCGTTAGCAGCGGCATTCAGCAGACACGGCCTGCTGGAACTCCAAGCCTACATGCACTTCACGCCCGCGGCCTTCTACGTCGATAAGTACTACGACGCCGAAAGGCGCATCTACCACCACATCATCAAAGACAAGATTATTGTCGGTTTTGGATGCAACTCCCACATGTACGAACACGATCTGAAAAACTACATGTTCTACATGTCAAGGTCAGGCTACGAGACACCGTACGGATTCATACTCACGCTTGAGATTCTAAAGCTCTACGGTTCCCTCGCCCACATACGAATTGCACGCGTTGCAGGTGCCATGACCATCCACCACATGCTACCATCCGCAATCACTGAACTCGTGGCCATTCCTGACATGCACAAGATCACGAGACGTGGACATCTGGATCCGTACTACAAATGCCTTCGCGAACAAGAACCACCCGTTTTACTAGTGCGCCGGGACAAGTTCGAACGCATATACCAGTTCTTGCGCGCCAGGATTAAATCCCAGCAGACGATCCAAGTAGCATACGCTTACGCAAGATCCCAAGTCAGAGCAATCCGCATAGGAGATGTAGAGGCTGAAGTCAATTGGGATATCACCGCTGACGACCTGGACCGCATTGTCCTGTCAGTATATTTGCTAGCAGTGATTGCTACCGCGCGCGAAGAGGCCATTATAACGGCCGTCACCGAGAAAGTCGAGAAACTCTCCAAACCCACACCCTGGTACAGACGCAAGGCGTGGTACACACCTTGCTTACCTGCCATTGTGCATGGCTTTGTAGCCATAGTGCAGAAGCTGTCCACGAAATCTGGTCCGTTAACATCACCCCTCGTCACTAATGACAAAGTCAACCAGATAGTAATAAGTTTGGGCATGAAGTTTCTCGAAGCCGAAGAACAGGAACAAACGTATACCTGCAAACACCCGGTGAAACTGGTTTGGCCCGTTTCCGAGATCGACCCTTCCGAAACGATGCAAACGTCCCCAACGTACGACAAGGATCGGTGCCTACCTGCGCCTTCTGCACCACCGCTCGAAGAACCGCAACAGGAATGCGACATTGACCCTGGGACGTGGGATAAGATGAACGACGCTTACGAAGAGTCGCTCACGCTGAACATTACCACTTGCGAGGCGCCCGAACTCAAATCTGTGCTCTTAGACGCACTGCGATCTTTCAAAGAACTGCGTCATGGAGGTAAGCATCTAGCATTGGACTTACCAGGAACCACAGTCGTCGCAGGCGTCCCGGGTGCTGGGAAAAGTTTGCATTTCGTTAACAACGTAATACCCGGGCATAGGCAAGTCCTCATGGTAGTCCCATTCAGTAGACTCGCCAAGGACTTCCAAGAAAAGTTGGCGCCACCTCACAAAGTTCTGACCGTTCACAAAGCCATGTCACTCCTCAACCGAGGAAACTTCAAACCCGACTTGATTGCTGTGGACGAAGCCTTCACCGTGCCCCTCCCCGTTCTGGCTTACTTCCAGCACTACGCCGAACTGACACTCCTCGGCGACCCGAATCAAATCGGCCAAATAGACTTTGACCACAACTGGGGAGGACTACCTACCTTAGCAAGCGTTTACAACTCCGCCAAGGTCACACGTCTAAACGAGTCGTACAGATGCCCACAAGACATCGCTTGCTTACCATTCATCAGGAGGTTCTACCCAGATCTAGCATCCAAATCAAAGCGGGTCACGTCCATTAATAGGAAGTTCATCAGCATCCATGACCCCAAAGCCCAGGTCATCGTCGCCACACAATTCCAGAAAGAGCAGTACAAAGACCAGGGAGCATGCACAATCGCTGAAGCGCAAGGCGGTACTTTCAAAGCTGTTGAATTGGTGCTCGACGGGTCCCATGGTGAACGTGAGTTACTCCAACGTTCCTATCAACACCTCGTCGTTGCTCTCACCAGGCACACAGAAGACCTGATAATTCGAGAGAGTTGCCCGAAGCTGCTAGAGGATTACTGTGCTGCCTCAATTACCTACTACTCTAACCCAACAGCGTTGGGCATCGTTCAACCCGATGAGGTTGCTGAACCGATCTTCAAAAGCCCCACCATCACCACTGTGAACATGGTACACCCAGACATCCCCACCGCTCGTCTGGACGCAGCCCACATAACCTACGATGTCATCACCGAGACCTTGGATAAGATCTACCCGAACGTCAACGAGGTTGAGGAATATCAAATCCTCGAGCATATGTCGCTGCCACATCTCGGGGGTGCAAAGGGCTACGTCAGGACCGACGCCATCCACGAGGACTTCATCAAAGAAACCAAAGCCCACCGTGCGTATCGATTCCCTGTACCCCAGCGTGTCAAAGTCACAACAAGTTCGTCAATGCACACACAGCTCCACGCCTTTATGCGGAGGTACACTAAGAAGACGAAAGAGCTGCCCATTAGTAAAGCTCGAAAAGAAGCAAAAGCATTGTTCAAGACTCTAAAGGAATATGTGAACTTCGACACGCACCCGGACGAACTCGCAGAATGCTTCGGAGACGCCATTGAAAGGTTCCACGACCGTGGTCACAACTCAAAGGATCTAGTCGAATGGGACAACTTCGGGGACTGCGGCACCGACATTGTCAAGTTTATGACCAAACACCAGCAGAAACTGGTCACACATAATCCCCTTCGCACCGACAAAGCAGGCCAAGGTATCGCAGCGTGGCATAAACAGGTTAACTTCTACTTCGTTGGCTACACCAGGTTGCTCGAGAAGATCCTGCACCGTGCTGACAAGAAGCTAGTCTTCGCGTCTGGCAGAGATGAGAAGGACATCCTCGCTCTACTGGACAAATACGCCACTACGCCAAACGCTTCATTCCAGTCTTCAGACTTCAAGGAATTTGATAGCAGCCAGAATGCGGTGGGCCGCGAACTCCAACAACTATTGTTCCAAGCAATCGGCGTACCCCCGAAAATGCGCAAGCTGTTCGGCAGCCTCGTGGAAAAACGACGCGTCGCATGCAGGACAGCCACTGCTGACATCAGGTGGAAGAAAGACTCTGGCCGCGTCGACACATTGATAGATAACACTCTCTTCGCGCTCTCCATCATCCTATCCCTGATCAAGAACCGCAAGCAGCTTATCGCCATCCTGGGTAAAGGCGACGACGTGGGTGTGATCACCGACGGGCCAGTCGTTGTTGACACCAAACGCATCAACGACCTCAGACGAGAGTATGGTTTCGACATTAAGTTCGAGACCGGGCATTCAGTGGAGTACATTTCCTACATTATGAACAACCACGGGGTGTCCCTGAACTTCGCCAGGCTCGCGGCTAAGATCACGTCCAGATATTACAAAAGCGACGACGACATAAAGAAGTACGCTGTCGCTGTGCAAGACCTCCTAAAGCTGAGTATGGATGCTGAACACTTCACCAACATGGTTCGCGTTATGCACGCTCATTACGCTCACCTGGGTGTCACCATGGCAGAATGCGAGAACTTGAGGGACTTTTGCGTCACTTTCTCACGTAGACCACCTAAGTTGTCCAACTTGATCAGGTTTGAATTTATGACCAAACGCACCAACGAAGAGACCCAGACATCCCATCCCATCAACGCTACAATGGGCAATCAAGGCTCCTACAACCCCATCCAGGAAGCTGACGACGTGATTGAGTCGCTGATGGACATGATCGACCCCGGGAACTGATCACAGGATTCCATAGCTTCTTACACCGAAATTTTGAACGAGGCTCCAACCACCCCCCCCCCGAGCCTTGCAGAGGAATCGTCAGAACCCTGGCCTGCTATTGAGGTCCAGGCCCTAGTGCACCACTCATGCGACCAAGACATTGGCTGGCCCACCGTCGAGACCCAAGCACAAGTGCACCGCTCTGACCATGAAGAACTCCTGGCAGCCGCAGACGAGCTCATTAAATTGATTGAGGACGACACAGCTTCCATCTCTTCCCTCTTTCCCAGTCTGGTCGACAGCGATGCCACCTCCATTGCCACCGACTATGAATGCCATGAGGACTTCTTCCCTCCACTCAAGAAGGCACCCGAGATTGACAACGCGCCGATGCGAACAGACCACGAACGCCATGAGGATGAACTCACAGAGGAGCCCATTAAATTCACCCGAGCAATAATCACTGAACTCCTCCTGACCGCCAATTCCGTTTGTCCTTCCTGCGCTAGCCAGCAACCGGTCAATCTCGTCACCCAAAGATCTTTCTGCGGCCATTGCAATAGGCACTTCGTACCTTGCAACCACAACGTGATACAAACCGATTGGCTACCCAACGTGGACTACAGGACTGACATCGCCACCCTCCGGAAGAACCTCGAAGTCGACGGTAGATCCCGCCTTTACACCTACACCTTCAACAACGCCAAATCGGTGATCCCTTGCGTGTTCGACCATGAATATCACTCGGAGTCTTCAACGACTACCTCGTCGATTTGAGAAGGCTGTTGCGAAGAGTCATCGGTTTCGATCGCGTATATGTGGAACTGCTGTCCAACTTCCCGGTCAACGATGAGCTCTGCAAGGTGTTCAAAGGGTTCCGCACAACGGTGGTTGTTAGCAAATCGGGCCTCGAGAACGGACGAATCGGGGTGCTTTGCGTTCGCAACCACATTGCGGACAACGTATGCATCAAACTAGCGGCGGTGCATTACGCTATCAACCGGTCTGCAACTCCGAACGAGGCCTTCGAAAGACTCCTGCACCAAGAGGGTTTAACTATCCGCTGCTTCACCAATGAACAATGCAAGGAAGAACAAGCCTCTCGAACCTAGTTCGGCGGGCGGTAAGAACGGAAGCGGTCAGCCTAAAGGCCAGGGCAAGCGGCGACAACAGCGAAGACGAAGAGATAACGCTCCTGGAGATATCACCAAAGGGCTCGCGGAACTCGGAATTTCGCGAAACAAGCTCGCTCGTACCAACAAGATGGGTCGTGCTCTTGATCCTCGTGGTTCTCGCCGCCGTCTGGGCCATACGTTGCTTGGTTCCAGCTGGGCTGTCCGCGTCCTACACCCTTGTGGTGAAGGCTTGGACGCTGTTCCGAAGATCCCTGACGGGTCTTACGACAACTCCGTTGCCATGGAGAGGCGCCAGGAAATCTCTATAGAGAGACCTTCTGTCATCTCCACGCCAACCTGGGACGTCGTCTTCGTTGCTGCCCCTTTTCTCTGTGCCTCCCACTTCGCCATAGCTTACGACGGTTCCACGAGCCCAAACCAATCCCAGATCCAGGAAGCGTTCTACCAAGGCCTCTGTATACCGCAATCCTACAACGGCTGGACCACTTACACAGTCAACAATGGGCCGACCTTCCAAATCTGCAGCTACCCGGCCACCACCCTCGACATCTTCACTAACGGGGGCACCTATGACCACAAAGGACCGATACCGTCGACCTACTTCCGCTCCGTCCGCCGCACTTTCCATGGCATCACCACTGAACTCGACGCGGCCGCCCTTTCCAACCAAGGTAGAGTCGTTTCTGCCCAATTCGGACCTTCCGTCACCCCCCAGTTCCAATCCACCGCTGGTACTGATGAAGCCTGGTTCTCTGAGGTGCCAGCACTCACTCTCGCCGGCGAAGTCCAGACCGACCTGAAAGTTGTGCAATCGGAGGCTCGGTTCGGTGCCTACCTACCTTCACGTATGTACCACCTCCCAGGTTTCGCTTCCAACAACCTCTGGTACAACATGGGCGTCCTCTACAACTCAGGAGACACCGCCGTCGCAGATTCGAACTCCTCCAACATCTATCTCGACGGTTGGGGCTGGTCAGTCGTCCACTACGCCGGCATCTCCGCCTCCTCCAACATCCGCGTCAAGGTCCGGGAAGGACTGGAACTCACTGTGAACTCCGCGTCACCGTACACACCGTTCCTAACGCCATCATACCCCGACGACGATCTGGCTGTCCGCGTCGTCCGCGCCTTCTTCAAGCAACAGGCACACGCCTACCCTGCCTCCTACAACGCTCTCAACAAGATGATCCCCGAACTGGTCCGTGGTATAGGGTCAGTTTTATCCATCCTCGGCGTTCCATATGTTGGCGATCTGTCTTCCCTGCTTTCTGGTTATCTTAACCGCTTCACCTAGCCATGCTGTTCACGCACGTGGATCCTTCTACATTGCTGACCGTCTGCAACTTGCTAACACACTTATCCGCGATCCCGCTATCTTGCGAAATCTCACAGCCAACCCCGCTCATGCAGTCCACTTCATCACCTTCCGAAATTGTAAGGAACTCCTTAGAACCGCTAAATCCGGAGAAGGAGATTGGACCTGCGATGCTTACCGAGCCAGTTTCACCGATACTGAAATCGAACGTGATCCGGTTGCTTACTGCACTCCGTACGCACGCTCGTACTATTTTGTCAACACCGGACGAAATCTCACACAGAAATCTCGCGTCTGGCTCACCTAAACCCAAAAACATCAAAGTGTGGTCGATGTAACCCCACTATAAATCACCTGAGTGATGCAATAATTAACCCTAC